CTTCAGTTTACCAGATTTCACTAGCTCTGGGTAAAGTCTGCGACGGGCCTCTAAATCTCGCTCGTACTCTTGGACAATCTCGCTAAGAGTAACTGGATATGGGTTTCTCAATATTTTGACTCGCTCCGATTGGTTGCTTTTCTGACAACTTGGCTCGCTCTCTCGAAATGCTTTTCTACTGGTGTGACTTACTCTAACTCAATGCTTTTCCCGTCTTCTGGCTCGCTCATAAATCCTGCTTTTCAAACGACTTGGCTCGCTCGTTCGCAGTGCTTTTCACGTCGTATGGCTCGTTCAGAATGCATGCTTTTCTTTTTCCTTGGCTCGCTCTCGCACCATGCTTTTCCTTCAAAGTGGCTCGCTCTCGTAATATGCGCTTCTCTTTACGTGGCTCGCTCACAAGGCTTGCTGATCCTCTTTTTAGGCTCGCTCCGACTGAGTGCTTTTCTTCATTTTTGGCTCGCTCCGCCTTGGGTGCTTTTCCCTCTACGTGGCTCGCTCAGGCATATTGCTTTTCGCACACTCTGGCTCGCTCGGTATCAATGCTTTTCGCTCATCCTGAATTAAATAAACGCTGAGTTAGAGTTGTTGATCCCGTGTTTACAGGATGCACACAGCCTGTTGTGTATGCCGTCAGACTCAAATAAACCAGAGCAGTTAAGGCATCTTCTAGTGGTCTTCGCCGCCCTCGGATGCAGCGGCCCTACGGGCCTTCTCTTTCCTGTCTTCTTGCGGACCTTCTCCTTTTTAACACTTTCTTTCGGAAGAGGTACAAGTCTCAGCGATCCGTAAGAATGAAAGCTGGTAAATTCGCCCAACAAGATTTGAGCATCCCTAAATGTTTCAGAATTAACGTCCTTCATGCGGTCGTCTACCGCTTTTTTGGCGTGAAGAGCGGTCGTATGATCCCGATTAAAGTGCTCGGCAATTGAAGAAATTGAAGACTTGGTTAACTTTGACGACATCCAAATTGCCAATTGACGAGGCCACGCTACGTTGCGAGACCGTTGATCTCCCAACATTACAGGTAATGAGATGTCATAGTGGCGGCACACTGCCCGTTGAATTTTTTTCAGGGTGGCAAGTTCACTCATCGGTTTCATCCATTGTGTAAAGGCCATCGTCCCCATCGTCTATGGTCTCTTGGTTTAAGAAATCCCCGCAAACTGGCACCTCCTTACGGTGCCCTCCGCTGTCTGGATAAGCAGACCAACAAACTCGATCTTTTGCTAAATACTTGATTCTGCCCTCCTTCCCGCACTTCCCGCACTGCGCGATAATCTCATCGGAATCCTCATCGTAACCAATGCGATTGTTAAAATAACAGACATGATTATTTTTCACTTGAAGACCTCCACCAATCAACCTTGCCCAACACGATCCCATCTCCATCGCAAACGTCGCAATCAATCGGGACTGAACGTGTATCGGACTTTTTAAGCCACAGTTTACCCGTCCCATCGCATTCAGAGCAGTCTGATGTGACGTACTTAGCTTTACCGCTATCCATCCTGCCGCACCTTAATGTGCTGGAGCATCCCACCAAGACTAACCCTCCATGGGCTCCCCTGCGGGAGCTTTTCAATTTGCGCCTCAGCTTTCTGAAAATCTGCATCAGACCATTCTATCGGGGGCGCTATCTTTACAGCTTCAGGGACTGGCTCCCTATGAACAAATCGCTTCTCAAAAGCCTTCCACTCACCTACCGTGGGAAACCATTTTCTTCCCGGCTCAACTAAAATTCTCTCAGCCACCTTGTTGAACTCATCGACAGTCAAGTTCTCAGTAAAACTCAAAAAGTCTTCAAAAAAGATTTTGGTCTCAGCGTCACTCATCTGGCGCATTTGAAGGTGGATACGCAGCTTGGCGAGTATCTGCTTCTTAGCCTCACGATTAGACATCTTTAAGCACCTTCAGAGCTTTAAGCGTGGCACTGGTCGGACACGGCTTCTTCTCGTCGGTTACGCGCTTAATCCAATTCCGAAAAGCAGCGAAATGATCTCGCTTGGCCCCGTTCTTACTCGACATCGACCAGTTGCAATAAGCGTCAAACTCTGGGTGAGGGTTAAAGCCCGGATATTCCTTGGCTACCCAGTCAACCCACTCCCTTGGCATAACCGACCACTCAGTCATCCTAGTGGCGCGAGACGATCCTTTGCCCTTAACCTTCATTTCCTTGGAGGCAGACAGTGGCTTGACCTTGAGGTCGGGGGAAGACGACAGCCGAGATGCGGCCAGAACGAAACTGTCAGCGCCCTCTCTGTTAGGCCCAAACCAAATTACGACGTTGTCCTCTAAGACGACGTACCCCTCCAGACATCCCTCGCCAACATCCTGACAAAGCGTTGATTGGTCTCCAGCGGATTGGGGTTCGCTACGGTTACCCATACTTTCTTTCCTTTCTTGTGTGCGCTCATCTTTTGAATGAGCCCCTCCAAATGAGTCCGGTCACGCTTCACTGCCTTCACCAGACCCCGAGATACACTAGCACTAATGCTACCCGTTGGGACAGCTTTTTTATTGGGTTGAGGCCGCTTACCTTTTGGCATTTGACCGACTCCGGTATAGATACTCGCATTGCTGACCATCCCTCCGGATAGCAAGGCTAGCCAATCCGTTTTTGTAATCTTCCCACTTTTCCTCAGCAACTTTTGAGGCGGTTTTGGCTTTAACAGTTGGAACAGAATTGACCGTTTCTTGTCGGTCTTCCATTAAGTTCCCGCACCAATATGTCTTCCACATTTTAGTCTCCATAAAAAAGGTGAACTCCAATTCGAGACATGAGCGTGTAGTCAGACGCCCATCTCGGCATAACGTAAGAGGCGTGGTAGTGCGTTGCCCCATCGGTGTTTGCCACACGCACCCCGTCAAGAACCAACTGAGCAACGTACACAGCTTCGTACCAAGCACCCTCGTCGTTCACTCGCTCAGGCAACCCATCACACCAATACGAAAAGGCACACCTATTCCTTATAGGCATTCCATTTAGATAATGACCGTAATGGACAACTTCACAGACGGTGTTTGGAAACTCAGGTCGCTCAACGCGCTCAAGGACAACGCCAGCAACAGCAAGTTGCCCAAGAAAGGTTTCTGACCTTGCCTCAAAGTACACAGCCTCAGCAAGGCAACTTGCTTGAGGCGAAAGATCTTGAGAATTTGCGTGGGATAAGGTGGAGAGCAGGGTGGAAAGAAAGGATATAAAAAACCACCCCGCTCTCGGTCCAACCTTGGAGGGTACTTGGACACTTGCCTTATATACACGAGATTGCATTACGTCAACGACCCAGTATTGGCCAATTGCGTTAAAGAAAAGCATGCATTTTGAACGAGCCATTTTTTTCGAGTTCCTCGAACTCGTCTTGAACAATCGCAAGAAGGTCTTTGTACTCAAGCTCCAACATCTTCGGATCGCTGTGCAGCAAGCTCGGAAAGACGCGCAGGAACCTATCAGCAGCTTCATTAGATTTATCGCCCCACAGATGCGAGGGAATAGCAATCGGGTAAGCCATTACGATATCTCCGGGCCGGGGGCTTCGATGATGTGTGCATGCTTGAGGATTGCAACGGGGTAGGGATCTGCCGGTGCTTTGCCGTACTCCCATTCGTACCAACGATAATGCAAGTGACTAAGAAATATTTTAGCCGCATAACGACGAGCACGAGCGTGAAGATGAGCCGGAGGCAATTTGCCAATTGAGTAGTGAGAGTAAGCTACAGTCGTTTTGCCAACAGTCTTAGCCCTATCCAAAGCGACATCCTTAAACTCCATACTTTCGTTGGCTGCTTCAAGCCGATCTCGCTCTTCTCTGAATATCTTGCCGTAGAAAGACTTCTTGTGAGCCTGAGTCTTCACGAAAGATTCGCCAGCCTTGAACGCGACCAGCGTTTTTAGCTTCGCGTTCCAAGGCCGCTTCTTGCCCTTCTCCCATTTCTTCTCGGGGTTCATCCCAGCAAACGACCAGAAGTGTCCGTACGTTGGAGCCTTTCTAATGTCGAGATGTGAAAGAAGCCCCGCAGCAATGACTGGGCCAATACCGTGCTGAGCCAGCAACCACCGTCCGACAGGATGATTGTCAGCGTAAACCTGAAGGCCAACCTTGGCGTTTTTTTCAAGCTGCTCGTAATTGTCACGAGTCAAAGAGAGAACGTGAACAGGCTCTCCCTCTTTTGTCATTGATCGGATTTGAGCACTGGTCGCAATCCGGTTGTCTTGAACAGTGTAATACTGATCTACAAGAAATCTTGCCTCTTGCTCGCCAAGTGACTGGAACGCAACGCGCTGATCTTTGGTAAGGCGCTTGACGCTCTCAATGATGAAGTCCTTTTCGAGAGCAAGATCGTCAGATTCGATAGATTGGGTTTCCATTTTACCTCCTTGGTTGATCTGCACACGAGACTAAGTGCATAAGTAAGGTGCAGTCAACTTCTTTTTGGGCATCAAGGCAAAAAAACTTTTAGCGTTAACCTCTGTTTCTTGACCACAAGACAACTCATGTGTAATTATCTGCTATTATGACTGCGAGATCACAACGAGGTTTCAGCATGGAAAGCACTAGGGATTTGCTTAAAGTAATTGAGCCTTTGCAGCTTCAAGTTGACATGCTTCAGGCTAACATTGTTGCAATCAAAAATGATTTGATGCGCCAATCTGAACAAAACTCCAACGAGAAAAATTACTTTGACGAGATTGACGGCTATTTTAACCCTGGCCTAACTAGGTGAGCGAAGACGATCAGCTAAACGAACGCCAAAGAAAGTTTGTTCAGGAATTGGTGTACGGCAACTGCTCTCAGACAGAAGCTGCCCGTAGAGCCGGATTTGCTCAACCCGCACAAGCTGCAAGCCGGTTGCTTAAAGAGCCAAAGATCGTTGCTGCCCGGATAGAGATGCAAGATGATGTTGCCGCTCAGTTCGGCATCTCTGCTGAAAGAAGCATGAGAGACTTGCTTAACATTCGCAACGGGGCCATCGAAAACGGGCAGTACGCTGCGGCAGTACAAGCGGAGAAGTTAAGGGCGCAGATGGGCGGTCTCCTAAACTCTCAAAGAGAAGATCCTGTGAAGATGCTTACCAAAGAGCAACTCGCCAAACGCATTCAAGAAATCGAAAACATTGCTAGCGCAAAAACCGTTGCCCTTGAAGAAACGGGCGATGGGGTTTTCAAGCCGAAGAACCTGAACTAATTAAGGTCAGTGTCTCCCAAGAAATAAACAATGGTGTTCTCGTCGTCTTTTTCACATCTCACACACTGTAGTTTTCCGTTACCCGTTACCAAGAAAGCCATACACCCACACTCTTCACAAGAGCGAAGGATGTCTTCTGGGGAATATTGAGCACCTGTTTCTTTCTCAAATTGCTCAAGGGCGTCTTCAATCATTGGTGTCCTCTTTTTCATTGTACTTCTCGCTAATGAAACGCGCTTCCCATCTTGGGTCTACTAGAGAATTATACTCTTTTACACTCCAGTTGTCGTAGTAACCTTTAGACATGAGGGACTCGCTTGCAGCATTAAGCAACGACAGCCGCTGAACAAATATCATTGCGTAGTAATCAAGATCCGGCTGTTCATTGTAGCTCTTATACAAAAACTGAAAGTTCTCTGAGGTAGGTTGATCTTCCGGATGAAAGGACATCAGGTAAATGTCTGATGGAGCCAGAACCTTATTAGCCTCCATACAGGCAGTATCAACGCTGTCAGCAGAACCTAATTCTTGCCAGTTAGGAATTGCAATTATGTGAACGTCCTTGTTGTCCTCAAGGATGCTCTTTATCCCCGTATCAAATATTTCCGGGCATCCTATCAACCCCTCCTTACATTCATCCGGAAAGCTAAAGACCTCTATAGAAACTTTCTTTTGCTTCCAAGCGGACTTTGCAAAGGGACAAGGAGGAAACCCGTTGAGGAACTCTACTGGCTCCTCAAGAACCTCTTTACTCCACGACCGAATATCTTTTTGAATCTTGGTTTTAATACTCACCGGATATTCATTTCTGCCCGACGAGTAACCTCTCTCGTACGGTTATCCTCGAACTTCATTCTCATATACTCAGCGCGAATACGATGAATGTTAGCCGTTGTCCTGGCCTCAACCATTTTCTCTATAAGCTCGGTGTATCTAGGGTCTCTACGAGCTTTATGCTCAGCTTTATTTACCGGGATGTCGGGCCACTCTGACATGATCTGAGAAAAAATAATCTTCTTGTTTTCCTCTAACAAGCGGGCAGCACCATCCAACTCTATCCACTCTTCACTCGCTATGCGCCACTGCTCCGGCAAGTCGCTTTGCCTCCCGGACGACGAACCAGCCGGATTCATAGTCGCCGTTAGTCTCTCGGATAAGCTGGGCGAGCTTGAGGGGGTCAATCCCTTGTCGCTTCCACCAGTCTCGTTCGTTGCTTTTGTGTTGTGCATCAGGACCATCCGTGTGGTGATAAGGGCACAAAGGAACTACGCGGTCGTCGCTAGGCTTTAAGCCCATTGCATAGTGTCCAATTCTAACGTGAGCGGCTTGAGCGTCTGCGCCACAAATGACGCAACCCAAACTCGCTACATATTGCCTGTAACGCCTTGATCTAAAACGGGATTTCATCATCAAGGTCTGGAGTAATTTCCTGAGTTTTCTTTTCAGGAGGAGAAAAAGACTCACCGCTCTTTTTGTCAACCAGTTGAAGGTCTCCGTTATAAGCAGGAATAACAATTTCAGTTGTGTACTTTTCAACGCCTGACTTATCAGTCCATTTGCGCGTTTGTAACTTTCCTTCAACATAAACCTTTGACCCCTTTTTAACGTAGCTTTCAACGAAGGCATTGATTCCTTTGCTGAAACTAACAACTCGGTGCCACTCTGTCTTTTCCTTTCTTTCTCCAGTTGCCTTGTCCTTCCATGTCTCAGAAGTAGCAACAGAGAAACTAACAACAGACCCACCGCTTTGCGTCTGCCTGACATCCGGGTCTTTACCAAGATTACCCAGAAGAGTTACTTTGTTTACACCAGACATTCTAAACTTCCTTTTTTGTAAGCGCGTTTTTCATTTGGTCTTTCGTTTTAACGAGAGCCTCATGCAGCCCTTTGTCATAATCCATTACTTTCTTTAATTCAGCGGATGAACAAAGCCAAACGTCCTTTAGCTCTTCAATAGACACGCAGGACTTTAGGTTTTTCTCCACATCACCCACAATGGTCTCAACAAGAACTGCAAGATCTTTTTTATTTACTTCTACTCGACCCCCAAGCATCCCCTTCAGGCGTGGCAGTTCATCTTTGGCTATAACGTAAGATCTTCCCCTCGCCTCAAGTCTGACCCATGGGCTGTCTAAAGAATAGAGATAACGACCCACTCCCCAAACAACAGCAGCCCGCTTGAAGGCATCTGACAACGCCCCCTTTGGGCCTTCAACGTCAGTGTCGCCAGCCCCATTGGACTTTACTACCCATTCCTCGCCGCACTTTATAAGGATTTCGCAGACAGTCTTTTCCCCAGCATGGCTGTACTTGCACTGCCAATTCTCTGGGCCGCAAACGCTATCAAGACGCTCCATTACAGCGCGGGCGTCAATGTACGCTAATGCAATTCCCTTAGACTTATCTTTGGTGGTTGCCCCAACTCTCCAGTCGATTTCGTCAGGGTCAAAAGGCGCACTCAAATCAAGCAAATTCATTTCCAGTACCTTCCTGATACTGCTTGCAAAATGCGCTTGCATTGCAGTATCGCTCACATCGCTTAAACTTTTCGCCAACTCGAACCTCTATTTTACCCTTACCAACCTTTGTGTAAAGGTATTCTTTAGCTTCTTCTTCTGTGTCGAGCACACGGGTAGCTCTCTTAGCTCCTGGCTTCATTACTGCGTAACGGTCTGGTGTTGCCCATCGGTCTTCATCGCTGCAAAGAACTGTTCCCCGATCAAGAGCAACCTCAAGTGTTGCCAACCGATCCTTTATATAATCCTTTGCCTTGCTTTCAGACCAAAGATCAATGTCGTACACGCCCCACATATGTTCAGGGTAATCGCCCCCATCAAGCGCACGACGTTCGCTCCAGTCTCTAAAGTAAGAAAAGATCTTTAGGCCCTTAATCTCATACCCATTGTCGCGGGCAAGTTGGGCGTAAAGATTCAACTGAGGCTCCCAACCATCATTGCCAAACACTGCGCTCCACACAGAGGTTGTCTTCCAGTCGGTAATCACCCCGGACTTCGACAGGTGATCCATCGTTCCAGTGAGGTTCCAGCCAAAGTAATCCGCTGCCAGACTAAGCTCTTTAGCCTCCATGTCCGGATCGCCATCAGAATTATCTTCAAGCACCCCGTGAAATGCTGTTCCTAACATGGCATGCATCATTTCCGATACATCAACTTCCATGTTGTCCCAGTTCTGCCTTTCGAGGGCAGTCATGCGCGGAGGCTTTATGAGGGATGTCACCCTGACCCGTTTTTCCACTAAGGGTCGGTGGTTGCTCGACAGTGCTTTGACGAACGGATAGGGCAAATTGTGCTTATTGTGTACTTCCATATTCTTTCCTTTCTTCTTCCTAAATACTGCACCATGGGTGGTTCCTGAGTTCTAGGCATAGGGAGACTCCCCCGGCATATAGCAAGGAAGTCCCCACACCATGCACCATCGGAGCCATCCGTCGTACAAGGCCCTGACATACCGTAACGCTGTCAGGTCAACCGCTGCTTGTTCAGGAGCTACGCCCTGCTCTGCTGCCGCCTCGGTCTCTCGGGCTGCGGCTGGGGTGTAGCAGAATCCCACAGTACCCCTCCAAAGTCTTCTGACGCTGCCGTTATCCGACCACCAGAAGACACACTAATAAACGCTATTAGTTGGGCTTGTCAAACCCGCCCCAAAAACACCATAATGCACCCTCCCATGCCTCTCCCTTCCTCCCAGGTCGAAGAGGTCACTTACCCCCGGAGTTTTTCATAAATTCCGGGGGTATTTTTCTCCACACTTGCCTTGCGTTGACACTCAGTAAAAGTGCTGTACGATTAGTAGCGTACTACTTGACGATAACAACCTCGATGCCGTGGAGGGCCTCAACCAACTTCTTCTTGAGCCGAAAATCTCTTGTAACAAAACCTTTTACGTCTTCAACGACCCGTTTCCCGTCTTGAATGTAAGCAAAGTCAGCTTTGTAAGAGCAAATTTTCTTGTCGTTAACAATGCAAGGGAAGGGGATTTGAAGCTCAAGGTCAGATATATGGCCCGCGTGAAGGAGCGTTTTTAACTCAAGATACCGACGAGACTCACGCTTGCTGTCAAAGGTGATCCCGTCAACATTGGTTTTTTTTGCGTTGTATTTATTCTTTCGGAGAGACATATGCCTAATCGCCGCACTTCATGGAAAACCCTAAGTATAGAGGACGAGAGCTATTCGAACTTGGTTTACTTAGCCAAACTAGAAAACAGAAAACTTTCTGGTCAGATCAAACAACTTATCGATCAAGAGTACGCCCGCTTGGGCATTTCGAGAGATATGCCGAAGCCAGGGATAAACTCTTTATCCTAAAGAATAATTGTTGCCGTCAAAGATAAGAAATTCTTTGCGGTTTACATTAGTAAAACTGACATGAACCCAACCGGAATACGGGTCTTCAGTATTGTAGCACTCTAAAATCAATTGATCGTAGGGCAAGTTCTTCTTTATCCAAAGAGCAACCTCTCTGTTGTCAAACCCCGGAACCTCTAGGTCAGCAGCTTGGCCCAAAGAATGCTGGCTTGTTATAGAGCCTCCAATGGCCTTATTTAGCTCTGGGCAGCGATACCCGGACGATGGGCTAAAGGGTTGGTTAAAATGCTCCCTGATGGGCTCTAAGACGTTCACACATAGGGCGCTCAAAGAGTCTTTAGCCGCATCATAAGGCGTATTGTCTATGTTGAGCCTAGACGCAACCTGACTGCGGACCATCTCTCTAAGAGAAAAGTGGGGGCTGAGTTGCATTAAGAAAACATGCTAAAGACGTAAAGCGCCGCGTTGCTAAGAATTAAAGCAACCCCAAACCAAACAGCCTTGTAGATGCTGTCAACCTTCAACTGAACGTGATGAATGTCATTGGTTTTGATGGTGTTAAGGCGCTCTTCAAAAGCAGTGGACATAGTGCCCACCTTTTCATTGATAAGCCTTATGTCGCCCTGGATTTCAGCGACTAACACGCGAAGCTCTTCACTGCTCATCTTACACCCTTACAGCACTCACGCCTCTATATGGTTGGGCCAAGCCAATTTGCTGTTGCCGCCTGAGAGAAGCTAACCCAGCAGACTGTTGTGCGCCAGTAGGTATTGATGAGATGCCCGCAGCCGGTTGCGGCGGGACAACAGGTGCTTGAGGGCGCTGCACCGGCTGAGGAACGGGCTGAGGGGAAGCGGGCTGTTGCGGAGAAACAACCCTAGCGGGTGCGGGAGGAACCTTACGAACAGTAGGAGTTTTGCTGGCAACCGGTTGCTGATCGATTTTCAGGAGTTTGTCTAATTTTTCTTGTTGAGCCTGAACCTCTTCTCGTGTCATCGGAATGCTTCCGTCTTCACCACCGTCAACAATTGTCCGCGTAAGGTTTGTCCACGCCTGAAGAAATGCTTTTTCCGGAATGCCGCCCTTCTCATCTTGCCTAAGCAAACGAAGGCTTTCTTTTTTCGGGCGCGACAAGAGTTTCACAAAAGCAGGATTAGAGAAGAACTTAGACAAGACACCAAGCCCTGCGATGGTGCTTACAGTTGTAAGCGGATCAATCAAGAGGCCAGCACCCAAAGCAAGGCCAAGGTTGGCACCAGCGATTGTTCCCTTGCCGGATGTAGCGCGGCCAGCTTGGAACTCAGCAAATCTAGCCAAGTTTTCCAGGCTTTTTATTGCTTCGTTCCCGGTGACGCCACCTCTTTCAAAAACATACTCTAAAGTTTCGCGGGTCATAGTCGGACTTTTTTGACCCGTTCCAATCATGTTTTTTAGTTGGCGAAAATTTAAGATCGCGTCAACGGGGTTGATAGTTGATATGTCGCTCACATCATCGCCATTCCCGGCAATGTTGCTGAAAAACTTCTTCACACCAGCATCTTTTAGAGATTGCTCGATAGCATCGAACCCCTCATCACCCACCTGATCTCTCAGGCGATCCAAAGTGGCGCGGACAGTCTGTAAGGGAACCTTGCCCCCAACCATCAAACTAGCGGCCTTCTCAAGGTCGAGCGAGTCAGGGTCCAGAAGAGATCTCTCAAAAGTAGTCCCAGTTACCTTCTTTAGCTCTTCTTTAAGGCTACGCAATGACCTCTTTAGGTCGTTCGGGTTCATGCCTCTGTTTACTACGTCGTCCATTAACGAGTTAAAACTGGGCGGAAGATCCTTACCAAACTCTTTGTATGTTGCGCGAATTTGATCCGCTATATCAAGAAACTCGCTAGAGCTATTGTCACCCATGATGGTACGCATAGCCTTGCGGTTTTTGTCGGCAAGTTGAGCAAACCTAACTAAATTTACAGATCCAACGCCATCGACAACGTCAACAGAGTCAGTATAAAGACGCCGCATCATTACGTTGCCTAAAAGATTGCGGGCTTTTTCCTCGCTGGTCTTGCCACCAAATCTAATAGTCTCAGGGGCAACGGTCGCATCGTCAGTCAACCGAGATAAACCTTCCGCAACATCTTGGGTGCGACCCCTTACGGTCAATCGGCCTTGAAGCGCCTCAAGAACTTTTGCGGTTTCCTCTCTTGAGCGAAGTGGAGCCGATAAGAATTTAGCTAACTTATCAAAGTCATTGGGGTTTTTCAGAGCAATATCAGCCAAGTGATCTATGTCCGTTGCAAGAATATTCCCGTCTACGGTTCTTGCTTGTTTCAGACGTTGCCTTATTGCAGAGAGACCAGCGTCTTCGAAGATCTCTCTTTGAGCGCCGAATACCCCGTTCATCTGACGCAACGCCCTCATAGTCGAGCGAATGTCAGACAATTTATTTCGCAGGATTTTTACATTTCGTGTTTTTGCGGGCCCCTCAACAACAGCTTCTCTTCCAAGGGCGGTCGCAGCTAGGTTGACCAACTCCTCAGACGGGGTCATGGACGTAAGGTTGTCATCAAGCTGATTGATAACGCGACCAAAGTCATCCATAGACTTAGTGAAATCTTCCGTGAGGCTTCTGTACAACACAGGTGCTCTGCCCACGGGAGCAGCCTCCAAACGTCTGGACGCTAAATTGTTTTCACTGTTCATTACGCTGTTTAAGCGAAAACGCGCTTGTCCGTAATCGTCAAGGCTTATGTAATTTTGATTTTGTTTGGCTGCTTCGTACAGGTCTCTACCAAAAGCGTTTATATATGCTTCTTTTACAGATGACTTGTCTGGAAATGTTTGATCTCCTAAGTCATCAATAATTCTGAGTGTGCTGGAAACGTCTACGACCAGAGGCTCGTAAACCTCGCCAACTCCGTCCTCAGCTTGAGAAACTCGAAACTTAATCGGAGAAACAAATTCTCCGTCGTCAAGCGGTATTCTCTTGCCTTCCATTAGCGTTCGATACGCAGGGCTGTTAAGGAAATCAACTTCCTTGTTAAAGACATTTTTAATAACCGAATAGCCAGACATAAGGTCCAGCATCGACTGGTTGTCGAGCGCAGCAATAGATTTGGTTACAGCTTCAAGCTCTTCGCGGTTTCCACCAGCAATTGCCCTAGCAGCCCTTTCGCCAAGCGCCTCAACGGACTCGCCATAAACCCCAGCGATATCCTTGGCAACGGTTTCGGCAGCGCCTTGAGCAAGCTCGTTTGATCTTTCAAGAATCCCAAGCACAGTCCTCTGGGCTTCTTCAATCGGGATTCCGTCAGTACGACTAATTGTCTGGACTAAAGTTTCTAGGCTTTCCCTGATAACAGGGCCGCGCTTATTTCCAAGGACTTGCTCCGTTAAGGCTTGGACGCGAGCAAGAAGTGGCTTACCTGAGACAGTCGCAAGATCCGGAACGTATGTAACATCGTTTTCTTTAGCCCACTTCAGAAGTCTACGGTGTTCAGCCCGTTGAGCATTTGTCGTGCTTCCCTTGATGAAGCGACCTACGAAAGAAGTAAGAAGTCGTCCACCAAACTCCCCCGTACCAGCAATAGCTGCCTCCGTCAAAGCATCTTTAGCAACCTCTGATGCTGACTGACGTTGCAGTCCCTTTGAATGCTCGATGCCCTCATCAATAAGTTTGCCAACTCCACCCGCTACAGCCGTCGCTGCCAAAGCAGGAAGCAGCCCCGCTCCTCCGGTGAGAATGCCAACGCCAGCCGCAGCGCCTAAAGCAATCCCACCCTCTCCTGCAAAATCAACAAGGTCGTATCGGCTAAAGCCCTTATCTTCTATCGAAAGGGGCACATCTCCGGGCTGACCTACAACTTCTCTTCCCTCTGGAGTTAGGGCATATGTTCCGTTAAGTCTTTTGAAATAATTACCAGAGCCAACGAGTCCGTCGAGAAAAAGTTGTTTTTCCTCATCTTTCTCAACATTTGCAAAACCGTACCGAATGCCAGCGTCCTTGACACCAGTGGTGTCGATAATCTGCTCTGCATCTATTTGTTTTTCTAAGACACCCGATTCTTTGAGATAAAAGTCAATAAACTTTTTCTCTTCAGCGGTGGCCTCTTCGCCCTGTATATCAAACTCGTATACACCGCCGGTCCCGTATTTGTCGTTTATGAGACTTATTTTAGGCATTGCTAACTATCCAAAAATCCGGTGGCGCTTTGTGGATTAGTTGAACTTTGAACTGGAGTCGGGTTGTTAGGATCTTCAAATGTTTTGTAATACCCTCTAAGTCGTTCGACTGTCTTCATAATATCCTCCCCTGGTTTAAGTGCTGGAACAAAAGTGTTTGTTAGAGCACTACCCTCAACATCCCTCAGTGCCCGCGCAGCATCGTAAGAACCCAGAAAATTACCTGTGTCGCTCAGAGCCTTAGTTTGATAACCGCGCAAGATATCTTTTAACTCTTTCGTTGATTGCTGGACTTGCTCAACAGTGGAGAATATTCCAGCCTTACTAAAGTCAGCAAATCCACCAAGAAGAGCAATAACCCTTACGCGGTCAGCATCAGAAATTGTTCTACCAGACTCACCAAGGAGAACCGGGGCCAACTGAGCGGCCAAAGTGTTTTGAACAGTTCTGAACCTTACTCTCTTTTCGTAGGCGTTCCTTTCGTCAACGGTTGCATTATCTTTAAGCTCTTCAAGAGGTTTATACCCGCTGACACTGTTGGTTCTTTGACGAAGAAGTTCTCTGAGTTGGTCATCTGACTTGTCGTTTATGCCTGACACTGAACTAAACATTTCTCTAATTTTTTCAGCGCCTAATGTATTAAACGCCTTGTCAGCATCAACCCCTTTACCAACACTATTTAAATCCTTGAACGCAATGGCACCCCTCTTTCGAGCCTCTGCCATAACCTGCCCTGTAGTTACACTGTCACCGCTTAGACCAAGAAAACTTTTTATTTGACCGAAACCCGCCCCAATAACATTTGTGGCTCCGGGAACGTCTGTCGCTAAATTTTCCAGTTCTGTCGCTAAACCAATGGATCGGGCTGAATCTCTTAGTAGGCCATCCAGCATACTTGCTTGGCCCCTCAGTTCTGCAACGACACTAACCTCTTCGATTTTACCGGTACTTGGATTGATGCCCCTGTACTTGATGCCCTTTGTTGGATTGTTAGGGTCAACAGCAGAAGGAATATCGATATCAGCGGACCCGAAGTAATCGGTAACTCGCTTATCAAATAATTCTTGAGCCTTAGTTCCTGCCTTCGATCTATACGCAGCCTTTGCAGCCTGAGTCGTCATTGAAGACTTTAGAAAGTCCATCGGAACTACTGGTAGGCCAGCCTCAGCAGCTTCGTCTAGTTGCCTTGCGTTCATTCTGTAAAAAGATGCTCCGGCGTTACCGTTTTTATCAAAACCACCATCCCAAACAACAGCCCACGTTTTATTTTTGGCATAGGCGTCCGCTACTTTTTTCTCACCTAGAACAGTTGACACTAGCGAAGAGTCAATAGCCCGTTCTTTAGCGTCAAGAGCAAGTTTTGCTTTCAAAGCGCCTTCGCCCGCAGAACCAGCAGAACGAGCAAGCGCATTAAAGACGCTTTCTCCGGGGGCCCTCTGAGCGCCCATCAAGGAAAGGCTAAACGCAATTCCGGGGGCAGCTTTTTCCATGTCACTTAGGTTGAGGCCAAAAGTAGTCTTTAACTCGTTAAGCCTTTCTGTCTCGTTAAACTGAGCATCTGCACTACCCATAATATCTGCAATTGTCTTCCCATCTTTGCCTTTAACAAGAGAGGCTTCCTGTGAAAGATCACTTGATTTGGCCGCAGCAGCAGCTTCTTCTGCACTCGACGGAGCGCCAGTTGCTTGACGAAGAGCCTCTTCTTCCGGGGAACTTACGGATGCAACAGCTTGAGAAGCCTCAGCGGTTTCAGCAGCTTGCTCAGCCTGAGCAGCCTTGGCTTTCTCAACGGGCGTTGTTGGTGGCCTACGAACTCCACCACTAAGAGCGTCGGCAGCGCGTTGCGCTTGAGTTCTGGCTAGGTCAGCTTGAGCGTTAGCTTGAGCTTCGGCTTCGGCTTGGGCCGATTGTTGAGCGGCCTTTTCTATCCCTGCCGGAGTTGGAACCTCTGTCCTTGCACGCTTCGCAAATGGTTCACCAATATATTTGTTGTATCCACGGACCAATCCCATGATCCCCCTCGGGATTACGGTGGCGGGGTCAATTATTTTACCAACTGTGCGTATATCACGAGCTAATTGGGTTTCTGTGTCTGGTTGATCCTGTGGGCCAAACCTAAAGTTGCGCTGAAGGAGGTTGTCACGGTCTTCCAATGCTTGAGTCAGACCACTTGCCAAGCCTCTCCGCTCTTCTTGACTTTCGGACAGCAACCTTCTCCCGAGCGGTCGCCCCAGTCTGGGCCCCAGCATCACTTTAGGACTTCCCCCTGTCTGCAACATCAGGGTCGGGATGCCTTTTCTGCGGTGAGCTTTCATCGCTATGACCCTGCCTTAGTGCCAAAGCCCATGGAGGTGCCTAATGCCCCTGCTTTTCCAGTGAACGGGTTGTAAATCTGAAGACCCAAGGTTCCAAGGCCAGCCAATTGCGCCAAGCCAAATGGTTGCGCTTGAGGTGTAGTGGTCCTGCTCACGCTTGTCCCTCCCGCTTGAGGAACTCCAGTCAGAACATCCCTCACGAATCCAATCCGAGAGAATGGATCTTGCAACTGGGCAACACGCTGCGCCCTCTGAGCATCTTGCTGGGCCTGTAGCTGGCTCTGCTGTTGACCACCAAGGCTAGAGAGAAGCTGGATGTCTGTCATGTCTGCATCCCTTTGAATGCCGCCAAGACGAAGAACGTCCCCGCCAATATCTCTAATAGCACTGCCAAGCTGCGGATATCGCATAGCAATATCCCCAAGAAGGGACTGAAGGCCCTGCTGGCGAGTAAACTGCTGACCAAACTCCTGTTGAGCCTGACCCATGGCTTGTTGATAGCCCTGATATCGCAAGTTGGACAGTTGTTGATTTAGTAGATCATCATACCGTCGCTCAACACGCTCACGCGCCCTGTCTGCCCCAGAGCCGCCGAAGGCACCAGCCTGACCCGCAAGCTGAGAAGAAACATTTCCAAGAGCCTCTTCGCGTTGCCGACCAATATCTTGTTGAATTTGCTGAACAACTTGTTGCTCAAAGGGATTAAAGAAATCTTGAGCAGAAGCTGGGTCGAACTTGTACTGCTCCGGAGCAAGTAACCCTTGAATACCCGCTTGAGTTGACCCAAGCCCGGTTAATGCTTTTTGAATAGCAGCCTGTTGCTGCGGAACAAAGTCAGCGGCTTGTTGAATGTAGGGGTCAAGACCGCCCACAGCCTGTTCTCCGCGCTGCATCGCTTGCAGTTGGAGCGGGGAGAACCCTGCGACAGGAATGTCCGGAACAGGAATTGGGCTTTTAGCAGCCTGACGGGCCTCTTCCAAAAGGAGGCGTGTTTCTTCCTCAACAAAAGGAGCAAGGCTTGAGCCTGATACAGCAATAGACATTACGCTCTCCGCTCAAGTTGGTCCATCATGGCGTACATTCGGTCGGTGCCAAGATCGACACTACCTCCTCCAGCACCCTTGACAGCGTCCGCCGTGAAAACAAATTCGTTATTGGAAAGCATGGCCGGTACAAGATCGTCCGTTTCCCCACCCAAACCAGAAACCCGTCCAGAGCGACGGGGGAAGCCCTGCTGAGCAATCATCTGATCTCTCAAGTCAGACAACCCACCGCCTCTTGCGGCACTAACAGTTCCCGGCATGGAGGGAGGATCAGCTTGTCGCGGGGCCATGGGTAATGAAGGACGGCTGGGAGAGTTCAACATCTTATCGATCTCAGCCTCTAACAGATCTTTTCTTTCTTTTAGCTCAGGAATGTTGGCCCCCTCACGAGCCATTTGACCTACGATGCCTGATATTTGTTTATTGATCTGGTTAATTCGACCAGCCCGCTGACCAACGGTCATTGTGGGGGTTGCTGCCGGAGACTTGTTTAGAGCAGCAGCGGCTACCGCAGGGCTCCCTCCCTCTGCCATGGGAACTCCACGGCGGAGACCCTCCATCCGCACAGGGGGGGTCGCTGGAAGTCTGAAGCTAAGACGCAATTTTCTAATGTCGTCAGCCGTCGCCTCACTACCTAGCGTTTCTCGCGCTAACAAATAGTCTGAATATGTTTTTTCATCCTCAAACTCCTGCTTTTCAGCGCCAGAGCCGGAGAACAATGAAAATGCTGCTATACCAAGCCCTGCTGCTGGAAGGGGGTATTTTTTTACTAACCCGAGTGCTTTGCCGAATAAACCTTCAGACACCCCAGGGGCCGTATAGCCCCCTTGAGTGGCCGCGTCCATTGCCCCCTGAACTCCCGCTCCTGCCGGTGTAGCTGAACCGGGAAGAAGCCCACCTATACCGGGGATTCCGCTAACATAGTTTTGCATTCCGGTTTTCAGACCAGGGAAAGCCATGTTGGCTCCGTAACCCGCAACACCTCCAAGCGCCGCCGCAGTTAACGCTTGTTTGGGGCTGGCCCCTCCAGCCAAAGAACCAATGCCAGACCCAATAGCCGCGCCCGTTGGGCCTCCGACCATAAAGCCAATAGCGCCGCCCACAGGGGCTGCTATCTTCTTAACTAAACGAGAAATCTTTTTGAAGAAAAACTCAGGTTGACCAGTAATCGGGTTGATGCTGTTTAAGTTGTTGCCGACCACGTATCTGCTTGGCTCGTCAATACCCATAGCCTTCATCTGGGCAAACAGGGCACCCTTGAGAACAGGATTGGCGTTCAAGACATCCCCCGGAACCACAGTCTCGCCTTCTGCGGCGTGAATCATGTAGGTGTCTTCGTATCTACCAAGAGCCGCCAAATTATCGGCTAAATTTTGAATTGGAGTCATGGTCAGGTAACCTCAAGTGCAGCCATAGTAACATGAAAAATGTTTGCAGCAGAAGGAGTAACTTTTAGAGCATCTGCCTCTTCAAGCACAATAATTGACTGCCCGTCCGCTGTACTTGCAGTGTTCTGACCCAGCATTTCCTGGGAGATGCCAGCCCCAATACTTACATTATTTAAGAAATTGTATGTTGCTGAAGCACTACTATCTGTAATCTGCATGGTAATAGTTGCAGCAGTTCCTGTGGTTACGTTAGTGACGCGCACGGACTTGACCACTGCGCTTGTCACAGCGGGGGCCGTGTAGACCGTAGCGGAGCCCGTAGCGGTAAGGCTAGCAAAGCTATTTCTGTAAGTATTTGCCATCGAGCCTTACCATTTTTTACAGGACCAGTACCGGGGCGTCAGAATGTCTTTCGCGGTGTCGCACTTGTGCCTTGCTCTAAAAGACTTGCGTCTAGCTGGAATGCTCTTCTTTATTTTCATATTAGGGTCGCCAAACCTAACAAGTTTCTCTTTCCCAGCCTTGTTTCGCGCTGCAACAGCAAATTTTTTTGGCTTGCCAGGAGTTCTTTTAGGCTTGTTGTAGCCAGAAAACCGCTCACCTCTAAATGTAATCATAGCTCTACCCTAAAAACCAAGACTGAGCTTCAGACTGGTTCCTTATTTCCTGGGGTGTCTTAATACTTCCAAGAATTAACTCTAGGGAATTTATTAGAGCCGAAAACGTATTAACGTCGTAAATATCCGGAGCAGCCGGGAGCCGCGACTTAGTCAGCACTTGTTCTAATTTACTCATCGCTGACCATCCTGCTGGATGTCCAACCTGTTGGTTCCTAGTCGCCAAGCAACATCAATCGTGTTTGACTCGACCCTCAAAGCAACTTGTCTTGCCCTGCCGCGAATGTTTTGTTGACCACTGGTTGCCCCAACGCTTGCAGTTGCCTTCGTTGACAGAGTGTCGCCGGGAGCATTCCTTCCCTTGATTGTGTAAGTTGCTGTTGGACCGCTAGCTGTACCTATAAACGTAATGTCGGGAATAAGCCTCTTAAAGAAGACAAACTGCTGACCATCAGTCGTATCAATATCGCTGCTTTCAACGTGAGCCGCAATTGCAGAGCCGTCATCTGAAAAACCAAGCTCGTGATAGTAAAGACGGTTATCTGTTCCTGCCGCTATTGGGTAAGCGTAAAGACCACTTTCAATCCAAGCAGTTCTATTAAACGTGCCGATTGTCCAAATTTTTTGACTAAAATCGTAAGTCACATACTTGTCAATGTCGTCACTGGCAGCACTCGGGTAAAACCAAGTGATCTCGTTGTGGTTCTTATTAAACCCAGCAACAATTTTTTCAGACTGATTTAAGTTTATGTCTTGAAAAACGTAATCTCTAACAGTACACGGGATGGCCTGAACTCTACCGGTGTATGCGTAGAACTCCTCGGTATCCATCCAAAACACAGCGTTGTCAGCAGACACAGCAGCGTTGGGGCCAATTATGCTAGGCCCGATACTCGCAACCTCAAACCTGTAAACGAGGTCACCTCCAACAAATTGCATTGAGTAAACGCAACTGTCTGTCCAAAGTAATATTTCTTTTTGAGTTTCAAATGCAGTAATTATCGAGGAGCCATTTGAAAGAAGCTGTCTGCCAGCATTGTTTTCGAGCGTTGGCGTCCAATTTGTTTCTGACTCAAAGTCGGTGTACCGCACAAGCATAGGATCTTGTTCGCTTGAGCCAATCTCGTTACAGCCGAAGCTAATAATCTGCCGCTGTTGATTGCTTACAATTATCTTTCGACTAACAGTCGGAACATTGCTTGCCCCTCCTAGAGAGCTTAACAATACTCCGCGAGTAGCCACTCCAGCACTTGTGTCCCAGTAGTAAATTGGACCGTCCCTAACATTAAAGACAAGGTCTTCGCCCCAAGTGTCTTCCGACCAAAGACGAAGAATGTCACCAATTGCCAAACTGGAGGCTGCGGAACCCCAGGTTCCCCTACTCCAAGCCCCAGCGCCCCAACCAGTGCCCGAAACAGTAGTGTCAAGGCCGACGTTAATTTGGTAAGTGCCAACCGTTGATCCACCTCCGTTTCCGGTGTCAGATGCGTTTGCAGCGACAAGCGTTGGGTCTAGGGCACCGTTAACCGTAATGGATGCTATCGTTGATACTTCGCGGGCGGAGATAGTGTATGAGTTGACGTTAACAACTGAAATTATGTTGTATTCTTGATTTAGCCGCGCAGCCGTTATAGTGCCGCCAAGAGTTGCCGCACCGCTGAATGTAACGAAGTCCCCTACATCCGCTCCGTGGTCTGTGTCAGTAACTGTTATTGTTGATTGTCCGTTTGTCGCAGAAAAGGTTACGTCCCCGGCAGACGTTGTACTCCTTATTGGAGTAATGTCGTAATACCCATCACCTTCATCAATGTAGTATTTGATGTTAGTACCGACAGAAATGTATTTATCGCCGTCTAGGGCAACCCACGGATGGAGAGATCTGCACGAGCCCAAAAACGTATTAGGGCCTTTTTTCTCCCAACCCCCAATAACTTCGGGAAGTCCGTTGTTAAAACGAATCTTATTTGAATCAGACCAACCTCCCTCATTAGTGTAGTCGGTCTGGTCTTTATTAATTCCGGGGCGAAATTTTAATGAAAAAAGAGGCATAGCTATGCGCCCACCAAACTACCGGGAGCAATTAACACCTCCCAAGAATTTCCGCTTGACAGTGACTTCCAGTTCATTGTTTTTAGATCTAAATATTTAAGCGACCATTCGCCATCGGCTCTGTAAGTAAGATTAAACATTGAGCCGTCCTCTAAAAAACCAACTATACCACCGGGATTGTGCTGAAACTTGTTTCCGGTGCCAACAACGCAGATTATTTTTGGTTGACCTTTTATGGTCATTAAAAATGTCCAAGAACCTGAACTTGAAGCGTAAATAGTCACATAGCTTTGAGACTTGTAGTCAACACCGTATCCAACCTGTTGTTCACCGTAATTCTGGATAGCCCTTTCAAGTGCAACTTTAGGCGCACATGATTGTGCTTGAGCGGTGCCCGCTAAAAGCGCGAACAGCACTATGAGCGTTACCCCAAACATTACTCAGGCATTGAAGGCCAAGAGGGAGCGGATGGATCAGAAGTGTTTGCGGGTAGGTTTCTCAAAGCAGTCCGGTACGTCACCCACGCTGATGGGACATCTCCACCAGCCTCCTGCGCTTTCACGACAACCCAGTCGCAATCAGCGAGGAGAGCGTCACGCTTTTCTCTCAGCGCAGCCCACTCCTCTGTATCGTAGCGCGACTTTAGCCACTTGTGAGTGCGGAGATCGACCTCGTCAGTGTCAATTTCTTCGTAGACTGTGGCTGCGGCTGGATAAGATTTCGCCTTTGTCTCCTGACCAGTATCTTTGTCGTACTCGGCTGGGGTCGCAGCTGCCTCCATCAATTTGGTGATGGTGATTGCTGGATTGAGCGATGTAATGACCGCTCCATCAGCGGTGACGATGCGATTATTCATTATCTAATTCTCCAAACCAGACGCATCCAATTCGGCCCGCGTCCTGCAATGCTCCAGTGCTTGAGACAATAGTATAAAACTCTTGGTAACCCTTTTGCGTGTTAGTGTTGTTCGTAGAAGTCGTTTGAGTTGCATCAGCAGTACCAACCCCGACGTATTTCGTATTTTTGAATGGCACTGCGAAATAAGCCCATATTCGACCCGTTGCCACGTCGGTGACCGACTCGATGTTAAAGCTAGAAAGAATTGAGTTGGTGCTTTGATTATAAACCAACCAAGCCTTCGCCTCGGACAGATCAGCACCATCGGGAAGGCCCGCCGACAAGGACCGCACCATCTCGTTGACTTGGCGTTGATCCGTTGCAGGAGTAGACGCAAATAAATTCGCATTATTAATTTCACTTACCGCATCCCCCCAGAGAAGACCGTGTTCAAACGTACTACCGCCCGTTGCGATAGTGCGCTCAGTCTCAATGGCAAGACCGTTGAAGATGTCTTGCGTGTCGGTTTGAGTGACGATGACCTTGCCCGTTAGCGGATCGACTGCTGCGTCCAGCACGGCATCGGTGCTGCCGCTCTGGAGCAAGCATTTGGCGTTAGCCGCGAACATCGGGGTCTCGGCTTCGTACGCTTTTTTTATTTGATTCGCAGATAAGCCACTTGCGGACAATCTAACCAAGGAAATAGCAGATGTAGCTGCCGGATTACCAGAACCGGATGGGTTTGCGCCAATTGCTAAAGGTAGGTTTCCACTATCAGAAATCGAGCCGGTATCTGTGGCACTTGAGCCAACCGAAAGGGCGTCAACATAGACCTCGTGGTCAGTATTTGAGCGCCGCACAACGTCAACACGGTGCCACACTCCGTCGTCATAGGCTGCGGTGCTGGCAATACTAACGGCAGCCGACGCACCATCGAAGGTGCCCTCGACTGTCCCGCTGGCTTTCAGGATTATCAAGACTTTGACGGTGTTCCCAGCGTTGGAGATTCCAAAGAGATACTCGTCGGCTGAATTACCGCTGGATTTGAACCACAATGTTACTGATGCGGCACCATTTCCGATGACATCCCAATTAGAGTCACTTGCTCTGGTCAGGTTGTTGTCCGCAGTAAACCCGCTGTATCCCTTCAACTCTGCGCCAGACGCCACAACCGCCTCAGTTACCGTGCCGTTTTCCGTCAGCGTGTTGCTGTTGCCAGATCGGTCAGCAGTGTCGCTGTTGGCAAGCCATGCGCCTCTTGGCGATGCTCTTTGGTAACCTGAGTTGTACGCACGAGTAACAATGGCCGTCGCTGCTGCGCCGTTCACCGCGCTTGCTAGCGCGAGAGCCAGACCAGCACTTGAGGCTCCTGCCACAAGATGCGAAGTGGCACTGACAGCCGCGTAGGCACCACCGGGGCCGACCAAAGTTGCACCAGCGTCAGGGTCAAAAATGGTATGGTGACCAAAATTATTTGCAGTGATATTCGCGACAGGTTCCGAGTTTAAACGTATCCATTCTTGACTTCCGCCGTTTTCAGACCAGTAGCCAACGCCGTGAGAATCACAACCAACGTGGTCGTTGCTGCCAGTCGTTGCAGTTTTTCTCCAGATTTCGCCGTCAGCTTTGAGCAAGTTGACTGTGTGCGTGTCGGTGTTAACCCAAAAAGTTGGAACGACACCCCAAGTCCAGGGATCGTATGGCATCCCGGCTGCTTTTTGACCGCCACCGGCAACGTCAACGACGTTGTTTGAAGACAGGTTAGTACCTGTGGTCGTCAAGCTCCTGGGCCAGCCTTGGGTTTTTTCAGCCCATGCGCCAGTTTCATGTGGCGACACCACATGCACCCCTTGGTCAGAAGTGGAAACCATGACGTATCCCATCGACGCGGATATTCCGGTCGGTGTCGCACCGCTCAGTGTGAGCGTCGCAAGTGGCGTTGCGCTCGCAAGCGTTGAGGATGTCAAATCCCAGATGTTCACTTGAGCGTCGGAACCAGATGTCTCGACAGTCGCGAGCATCAGGGAAGTCCAAACTGCCCCGTTACTGAACGCTCCCTTCCAAGCCATGCCATCCACGCTTGGGCCTACTAGGCACATGTCAATGAAGTTAGCGTTGGCCTCGATGATGCCGCTTATCGCAGACGTATCAAGACCTTGAAATGTCCCGTCGCCAGTTACGATCAAAGCATCTGCGGATTCATCCCAAAGCAACTTTTTCCCAGCAGTCGCCCCGTGAAATGTTACGTCATGTCCCGTATCATCGACCCCTACGGTAACTGTTCCGTTTGACTGGACTCCGCCTACAGCAAGTGTGCCAAGCTCATAAACGACAGCCCCAGAACCAAGACCATCAGCAAAAATCATTTTTGTTTGACCAGCCGGAATTGATACATTCGCCCCTGAACCCTGTGTGAAGGTCATAATGTGGCTTGTCGCGTTCTCCATCACCCACATTTTAGAGCTAGTGTTGGGGAGTAGAGTGATTGTGCAGTTTTGATTTCCCCCAGTTAACTTGAGGTACATGCTACGGTCTGCGTCAGAAGCGCCGTCCGCAATAGTTATGTTATCAGTTGCCGCGCTGGCAATAGCTCTCGTCCCATAGCCCAGCGCCTGACCAATTAGCTCAAGGTTTGTGTTAGTTGTGTTCCCCCAGGTTCCTGACTGCTCCCCAGTGGCTATTTCTTCAAGGCGAAGATTGTTTACATATGTGCTAGGCATTGTTTCTCTCTCTATGCAGCAATAGCTGTCCAACCCGGACTTTGGGAATCTGCCACAGACTGCCACCCAGGCGTCTGAGAATCGGTAATAGACTGCCACCCAGGCGTTTGGGCGTCGTCTACAAGCCCCCATATATTAACACTACCTACGGATGCAATTCCAGCGACAGATTCTAGTGTTATTAAAGAACTAAACTTTACGGTTACCGCTCCCAAGCCTGACGTTGCTGCCACGCCAGAAACTGAAACTTGCTTAAATACTGCTGACTGGGCCGCGCCAACTCCCGAAGTACCTTGGACCCCGGACGTTGAGGCACTAGCCCCTCCAGAGACAAGCTGTAGTTGAGAAACGGTTGCTGTAGCCGATACAGAAGAGGCTGTTGCGTCAGCGAAAGCTCCCGTAGCTACAGAGCCAACACCCGATGTCGCGCCAACCCCGGTCGCCGCTGCGTCAATGTCCACGGCCACAGAAACAGAGGAAACAGAGCCAGAAGCTCCAACACCAGACAGGCTTACTGTTTTTGCTACTGAAGTGGAAACAGACGCGACAGACCCAGTCGCAGACACCCCTGTTGCAGCAGCGGACTTGTCAATACTTGCAACAACAGAACCAATAGAGCCTGTAGCGGAAACGCCAGAAACAGCTTGAACAGCACTTCCGGCTGTAGAGACCGCACCTATTCCGCCGGTCGCTGAAACCCCAGTGAGTTCAACGGGTAAAGACTCGCCCCAAGCGCCCGAACCCCAGGTAGACCTACCCCAACCTGTTACGCTCGCCATGGATTAACCCATTAAGCGATTCTAATAATCGCGCCGGTAGCATTCGCAGTTGGAAACTGAACGGTAAAGTCGCCAGATGTTGAGGATTTCACGCCGCCAAAGTCAATGGTAGCAACGGCTTTGTCGGAGTTTGTGTCGTTGTAAATTAAGCAGCCACGCGCTGCGATAGTGACATTACTGAACGTAAGGTTAATAAAGTCAGTAATTGCGGTTGTACCCGTGGACTTTGGAAAGCCCGTTGTTTTAACTAAGGCCGCTCCTCCAGCAGTGTAGTTTGTGCTGGTAACCTGTCCCGCAAGACCAGTCGCATAAGCGGTAGTAGTCGCGCCCAGGGTAGCCGCTGTGGTGTAAAGAGCCAGCTTAAAAGCGTTGCCCCCGGTCGTAAAATTATGAACGCCCTCAAGAAGTTCCTTCTTAAAAGAGGTACACATCGCGGTTGCAATAGCCATTATAAGCTCCTAATCAGCATTACGGCCTCAGACATACCAGCCCTTTCAAGGGCTCTAATGATGTCTTCCCTTTCAGACCTTCTCGATAGAGTAATATAACCCAGAATAACTTGGAATAGCTTATTTTTATAGATTTCTGCCTGAGAACTGATTTCAGTCGGCAAGTCATCTCCAACATAAATAATCTTACGAACAGCCATTCTAGCCAACTCCTCAGAAGAGTGAGCCCTATGGTTGGTCGTAGCAACAGTCACATTGCCGACTTCAGCGACGAACATTAACTAACAGCCTGTCTTAACGAGCCGTACCTATACTGATCTTGCCTATCAAGCCCTTCTGCCATGTTTTTAAGCCTACCCAGAGCCTCAATGTAGCGTTCGTTGTAAAGCTGAATAATCTGAGGCTCTCCCTTCATAAAGGTGTAAGCCTCAACAAGAGTGCTGTAAAGTAGTGCAAGTGGGGCGTTTATGCTCAACCATGTCGTCCCGCTATCGCCGCCAACCGTTAGACTGTTTGGCCGATAAAAATAGTGCATCTCCGAGGCATAATTGTCGTTTGGCGTAGGCCCAAGAACAAATGTTCCATCATCGAAAGATGCGTAGTATTTCGGCACCCCTGTATCGCTATCAGTCGGGTTGTAGTCAGCAATATAGGTTGGGTGCTTTTGCAAGAGAGGAACGTAACCAGTGATGTCTGTCCCTGCTATCGTATCTGACCCATTTTTCAAGGCTAAAGAAAAAACCGCCATGAAGTCTGTAGGTTTCGTCAAAAACTTGTTGTTGATGCTTACCTTGCCGGACACGTTCTTGCGAAAAACGTCAAACTGGACCTCTTTGAGAAGCCTCTCCTCAGCCATAAGAATAAAGGTGTTTAGGCTGCTAACGAAGGTTGTTTCGTCGTTTTCAGTATAATTCTGAACCGCCGTTTTTAGCGTTGCTAGCGTCCAAGACATTTACGCCTCCACAGTAACCGGGCCAGCAGAGGCTATCGACCCGCCGCCATTTTTAGATCCAACAGTCGCCGTTCCACCCGAAGCGGTAAAGGTATAGGTGTCATCGGTCACAACTGTAATAGAATATCCTGAGCTATTCTGCAAAACAGCAGATGAAAAGCCATCAAAAGGCTCACAATTCCTGAAAACGACAGTGTCTCCGGTGCTACGCCCGTGAGCTATCTCTGTCGCTGTAATTGAGCCGGAACCTGATGTTAGGCTAAGAAAGGGGTCATCATTAAGTAAGACCTCAACGGCTGGTTCAGTCCTGTCGTTTCTTGGGTTCCTAATGGCCTCCGGATCAGAAAAAAATCTAGGAGGACTAAGTTGCGGCTGCTTAGGCTCGTACTCGTCCCTACCCACTATAAGGCCGTTCCATTCCTTACGAACGTCCCTCTTGTGGTAGCGGAACCCGCTACGGTCACTCGTTACATACGAGTATTTACCCTTCGCATACGCCATCTTTTGGCGACTCCACTTCAACTACAGACCAGACTTTTGTCTCGCCATTATAGTCCATCTTGATCTTGTTTCCGTAATTATATAGGGGCAGATCTCTGTACCCGTAAAGTTTGTCCTCTTCAGACGAGCTAACGTCCAAAAAAGTGCTGGATGGGGACACTTGAACTTCAATGCCAAACGATCTTACTGCCATCCCACAGAGGAACTCACAGCAAGCCCTTCCGGCCTCAGCCCCATGCCGGTCGTCTGGGTACGAGAAGTCAATGCCATAAAGCTCAATTTTCTTAACTTCGCTAGCAATTGCGTAGCCAATGGCATAAGCGGCAGTATTGTTGAAGTATGGGACACCTATCTTCGCAACAACTTCAACAATGGGATAAGGAACAAGGCCCGGAGCCCGCTCATCCAAGGCCACCGTATAGATAGGGCCAGGGTGCCGAGGAAGCCAATCCCTCATGCCAGGGGTCATCGGCCCAGCAAGATCCGTGTCAAAAAACCTTGCTACAGGGTCCATCATAAAGACACGGTCGTGCTGAATAACACCGGCCATGCTGTTGATAGCCCAGACTTCGTCTGCTACCTGTGTTTGTGAGCCCTTAAAAGCACACTGTTTAATAAAGTCAGAATTGCTCGCTCCCATCGCAACAATAGCGACGGTCTTCCCCTTTAGAGAATCATCCATTTTTTTATTAACTACGCCCAGCGTTGATGAACATTGACGGACGACCGCTATCCATTGCCATCGCCCTTACAAGCTCCTCCTCGTACAGCGCCTTCAGAACCGTCATACGCTCAGGAGCCCGCTTGATTGACGTATAGTACGCTAATCCTGCTGCAAATGCAGGAAAAAATCTAAACGGCACTCCCATATCGTTTTGAGCCGCATCGGCGTCGTCCATCCGAACAAGCCTGTCGTAGATTAAGATATCGGTGCTGTTCTCAGGCGTCTGCCAGAGCTTAATAACAGGGGTAATCTGCTTGTCGAGGAAGAACTGAGTTGGGCGACCAGCGGTAGTCTTGCTTGGTATCTGAAGGTACTCAGAGCGACCAATTCTTTCAATCGTGATGTCGTTGCTACTTCTACGAATAACAGCAGAAATAATATCAATCGTATTTTGGGTATCAACTAGACTGGGGGCTGCTGAAACAGTCGTTGTAGCCCCGCTTGTGCCCCCTGTGATCGTTTCCGACACAGCAAAGGTGCCCGTGGGTACGGTTAGCTCCATAGTCGTTGAGGAGGGCTTTGTGAGGACGCTAGCGGTAGCGCCGCTTGTCCCACCCGTAATGGTTTCAGCAACGGCAAAGGAGCCACTAGCAACAACGGTGATCGTAATGGTCCCAGCAGGAATTTCTGAGATGCCAATAGCCATTGTTTGGCTCACCTGATCCACAGTCCAGTTGTTAATGCCTCGATTTGCCCAATCGGCCAACATATAGTTGATAGAGTTCCGGGCGGACTGAGCGTCCCAACCAGCCCGGATTTCTAATCCACACCGCTCATAAGCCTCCTCGACAAAATCAGAGACTGATGGCGTGTAGTCCTTTGAGCCTGAAAGAGCCATTAGCTACGCTTTTTGACTTTACCGCCGCGTTTCATCATTTTTGGAGCGTTCTTACGAGCGGAACCGCCACCCTTCATCATTTTCGGGGCGTTCTTACGGGCAGAGCCGCCTCTCTTCATCATTTTGGCACCACTTTTACGAGCGGAACCGCCACCCATCATTCTTTTAGGCTTTTTCATTTTCATTGCTATCCTCCGTTAAGCTAGGAATACAGTCATGTTCGTCCACGGAACCGCTGCCGCAGCCGTGTAAAACACATAGATGTTGTGAATAAAGACCAGACCATCACCGGGAATGGTTACATCACGTTCAGCCGTAGCACTAGCTACAGTCCCAAGTTTAAGCCGCGTAGCCGCAGTTATTAAATCAGCAGTGGCCGAAGTGGCATCCGGGGTTGCTGTGTCGGCAAAGGAAACAGTGCCAGCAGTCGCTGAGTTAACGATGAAGGCACCTTTTATTCGGGCGCGGCCCGTAGTGATAACCTCAATAGCGTTACCGTTCATACCAGCGGTGACCGCAGCAGCGGCAGCACCACTAATTGCGATTTGCGTTACGGTCCTGAAATGTTCTGAGGTTGTTACCGTCGCAGCATTTGGGCCGGTAATCGCAACAACTTGAGCGACCCCAGAAACGTCAGTTCCCGTGATTGTGAATGTGCGGTTGGATATGTTGCCAGCACTCGTAATAGTAATTTGACGAGATGAAACAAAAGTACCAACACCACCACTAGTGAGAGCCCCGTTTAGCGTTAAATTGCCAGCACCACTGGGCGTCTGGCTTTGCGCTAGGCCATCTGGGTCAGCAGCTACGGCATCAGCGGTAGCGAATACCGCCCTTACATCGGATGACTGGTAAGCCATGATCTACTCCTCAATTTCACCGCGAAGGACAAGAGCCTTGTATTCCGCACTGTGAGTGGGAGGAAGGTCTTTTTTTGCCGCAGCATTTTTTTTAGCCGATGACTTAGGAGGGGCTTTCTCAGCCCCCCCTTTGTCAGACTTTTTCTTGAGAGAAAGAGCCATTGGTCATCCCCTACCGGTCTTGAACGGCAAGCAGATAGTCAAACGTAGATGACTTCTGACCAGTTGCGCTCCCACTAAGTGACATTGCGCCAACCGTGAGATTCTCATCGTCAGGAATGTTGGTGGTGTGGGTTGCAACCAAGTTGCGGTTAACAAAGAACTCCACCTTACCCGTAGACCCAGCATCGCTGGACGGGCCCTGAACACGGAAGCCAAGGGTCACATAAGTGCCGCTGACAATGTCAATGGCTGAGTCCGTTCTGGTTTCCGTTCCATCTTTTTCAGTGATGCAGTCAATGTTTTGATCGCCGTCGTCCACTTGGAAAACAATGCGGTCTGCTGCGGCAAGCATAGCTTCAGGATTGGATGCAAAATTGACCGTAAGGCCAACGCAAAGCTCAATTGCGCTTCCTTCAGCATCCGTGACAAAGCACTTGGTTTCAAACCAAATATCACGACCTGTAGAGACAGCGAAGACCTCGTTGCCCTGAACAGAAGCGCCATCGTTGTCTGTAGTGTTGGCTGAAGTAAGGACAAGGGTTCCGTTCTCAGCGTCTGCGCCAAGAGCAGCCGTAGCCCCAGAGTCTTTTACAACCGTCCAATTAAGATCTGAAATACCCGCAAAATCATCCATCGTGATTAGATAGTCGGGGTTTACCGAAGCCGGTAGGTTCTTGAACCATTTTCGGCTGGTGTTTACGCCCGCGTGTAGAATCGGGCCTGTGAAATGAACTGCCATTATTACCTCCTCACAAAGGGTTCCCCTGAAAGTCTTGTGAGCGTCTGCCGGGACAGTCTCTCAGGGTGGGGTTAACCCGGAAAGTTAAAGGGGGGCCGGAGCCCCCCAGTAACATTAAGCACCAGTTGTGCCAAAGACACAACGAGGATCGCTGTAACCGAAGCTATAACGCTCGCGGGCTTTGAAGCGAACATTACCAGTCGTGAAGTCACCTTCCATCGAAGTGCGGAGAGGCGAACGCTGGTAGTTCTTAAAGCCGTTGGGCGCATCGGTCTTAACGAACCAAGCGTCACTGTCGGTCAGGAAGTGGTTGACCGTGTAACCTTCCGGAATCATACCTGTGCTCCGGACGGCGTTGATATCGTTATCAGCCGTGCCTGGGCGTAGCTGCGATTCCAACAGACGTTCTGCCACAAAGACCAACTGCGGAGGCACGATTAGCTTCATGCCGCGCAGAGCCACCTTGAGGTTCCGCTCGTCAACAAATGTTGAGATGCTGATGAGGGCGTCCTCAAGAGAGGTCTCATTCAGATCCGCATCAGTTGTCGGACGGTTAGCAAAGGTGCCACCGAAAGCGAGAGGGTGAGCAGTGTTCAAAAGAGAAACACCATCCCCACCAGCAACACTGAAGCCATTGTTAAGCACGTTCGCTGCTTTCACCTGTTTGGTGTTAGACATCGAGCGAGCCAAAGCTCTCGTATAACGAGCGCCAAGACGATCATAAAGATTGTCTTCCATGGCCTCTTCGGTCAGAGCGAAAGCGAGTGCAATGGTCTCGTGTGAGTACCGTGCAGTGTATGCTTCCGTGGCAGTGTCGAACGTAAGCGAACTACCCTCTGCCTTAGTTGGTGCAGTGGCAAAGCCAGTGAGCATAACCTCTTCTTCAAAGGCACGATCCGAACTTTCAACTTCGAAAATTTCGGCATGCTCTTGATCGTAGCGGTCGTACTCCATTCCAAAAAGAGCCGCGAGTCCCGGCTCCAGTTCTTTAGCAAGTTGAGCGCGTGAAATAGCCATCTGTCATTCCCCCTACACGCCAGTTTCGGTGCCGTAGAAGTGCTCGTCTATACGAACAATCACGTTGGCATTTGCCGAACCTGTGGTGCTGTTTTCGGGATCATTAGACACTCGGATAATCCGGAATTGTGCGCCCGTCGCTGCCATGGTGCCGCTAAGCTCTGCCTTGGAAACCCCAGACTTACTATTGCCGGTTACATACGAAAGATCCGCGTTGTTACCGATGTTCGTAGTAGCGACAGTTCCTGCCGACTGAACCTTGAACAATTGATCCGGGTCGTCATAAACCTGAATCTTAATGTCCGCAGCGGCTACACCGCCCGGATATTGGTTAGAGAAGGTTGGTTCTCCGGATGTTGGGTCTGTGTACGATACACCCCCAGCCACTCCGAGAAGACGATTGCCAGCAGCAGCAACAGCAACAACACCAGACGCAGTCATAATGACGGGGTCGCCTTGGAAAATTGCAGTCGCATAACCGCTAGAAATGCCATACTCAGAATAACCGGAGGAATCGGGGCTAGAGCCCGTCTTCGCAACAGGCATGAACCCGAAGGATGCGTCCTGATTAGCCATTATGGCCTCCTACTTGATGAGTTAATCTTCGTTATTTGACCTAGCTCGGCCAAAAGAGACTGAGCTTTTTCGCTCAGGAGATAGCTTGGGCATCCGCGAATCATTATCGCGCATCCAGTCGTTATCGACCGCTTCCATCTGTCCGTCCGTCTGCTGACGGAAGTATTCGTCCCGCTCTTCAGCGATTTCCACAGGCACTTTGTGAGCAATTAGCCCACCATTCCCAACAAGCCCTGCGTACTTGCCTTCGTCAACAATAGGTACATCGAAACCGGCGACTTCTTCAGCCCTTAAAGGCTCATAACCTTCCCGTTTTCTCTTGTACATATTGTTCTTATCATCATATCCCATAACAGACTCACGAATCCACCTGTATTTGTAGCCTTCTGGTGGCTCTGGCAAGTCAAGAGAAGACGCTGGAGCCCATGATTTTCTACGGGGTTTCTTATTTCTGGCTTTGTCTTCTCTAGGTGTACGATCCATTATGCGTTCCTTTGCAAGGCTGACTTACTTTTCATGTATTGCTCGTCGCTAACTCCAAGGCGTCGAGCCACGCCTCTCTCGCTATCAGTTAGCGTGATTTTTTTATTCTTTGAGTTAGTTGGACTTCGGTTTACCCCAGCGACACTTTGCGTCATGGGCTTGGACTTATCGAATTTATGCGGAAACTCTTCTCGCATAATCCGATCAATCTCTTGGTAGTAATACTCAGAGGACGGGTCTACCCCCCGCGAAACAAGCTCGTGATCGACTGCTTGAGCAGCCCCAGTCATAACAGAATCACGGCCAAACCAAGGATTTCGCCCAGCCCAATCAAGGGCCTGGGGGTCAGGACGAGACTGCTGGACTTGCTGAGGAACCTCTTGAGTCGGGGGTGGCGCTCTATTAACAGGAGCAAGAGACTTTGCCCTAGCCTTTTGAGCACTAACGTCTGCAATTAACGACGTAACTTCAGCAACCTTATCGTAATCTCCACCTTCGTAAGCAGATTTTAACTGATCCTTTAACGATACTTCTTCCGCCCCAAGACGTTGATTAAGCTCAGCCACATAGCCCTGCTCCAGCGTTTTATTGCGAGTTTGCGATTGCTGCTGTTCCGCCATAAGGCCGCGAGCATAATTGTATGCATCGTCTTTCTCCTGAGACAGCCGTTGGTTTCTTTCCTCTGCGGTTTTGGCTCGCCCAACAAGCTCGTTTATTCGTTTTTGAACGCGGGCGCTGTACTGCTCATGCTCGTCATCGCCCTCCTCTTGAACTTCTTGCTCTTCAGCCTCACTGGCTTCTTCTTGGTCCTCGACTTGATCTTCTGAATCATCGTTGGGGTTGGCTAAACTCATGGGTTCCTCAAGCGTGTTTGATATCATTGGGGTCTTGCACAACAGCAAGGATTTCGTCGTCGTTGATAATCCTTAGCTCTGCACCATCAATTTTGAAGCGAGAGCCGGAATAACGAGCGGTAATGACGTAGTCTCCGGTTTCGCACCAAGCTCCAGCGTCACCAAACTTATCCGGGTCTTTGAAGCAGAGCGGCCCCATCTTTAGAACTTTAGAGCAAACGGAAGAGTAAGCCTCTTTGTCCCTGGTAGAATCTGGCAGCAATATGCCTCCATCGGTTTTCTTTTTAGGGACAATGGGCCAGACAACCATTCGCCAACCAGTGGGGGTGGGCAAGCGGTCTAGGGCGCTGCCTGTGGGAGGTGAAACTTCTGGGTCGTTAACATGAACGTCCAAATCAGGTTGCTTAATACTAACGGCAGCTTCCGCCATTACTCATCCTCTTCATTAAGTTGATTGAACTCTTTTTTAATAAAGCCCTCAATAAGCTCGTAAGCCCTTATTTTGCCAACTGCACACTGATAGGCGTCGTAAGACTTAGCGTTACCCGCAGATAGATACTCAACCTGTGAATCGCGCTCTTTGCGTAAGAACCGGTAAAGACCCTCCGCGAGTAGAATCGCATCCATTACAGCCTCTGTACTAGGACTGTATTTGTATATATTTTTTTTCTAAAGTTGTGTCAAGACGCTAGAAGTAGTCTGAACTAGTGGATACTTGTGCGCCTTAACAGTTCGACTACTTTTTCCTCAAGCTCTACAATCTTTATCTTGAGTTCTGCCTCTCTGATAAGGCACTCATAGTAGTCTTTTCTCAGAGACCCAATTTCATCATCGATGGTCTTCTGGAGTTCTTCTTTATCTCTAGTAATCAATTTATTTACTTTTTCCCGCCGAGTTTGGTCTTAATCAAGTCCCTGACGCCAAAACTAGCCGCAAAAACAGTGAAAATTAAAATGGTAAACCACTCAGGGGCCTCTTCTAGCCCTCTCAGACCATTGAGAGCCCACTCTTGAGTCCAAGGAAGAAACACTAAGGACATTACGACTACGGCCCAAATCGTCAGCAACTCATCTTTCCAACTTTTAGAAGAGTTCTGGGCCATAATTTGATCCCAGTCTATGTCAGCGGTTGCCTTTTTGGCCTCCACTTGCATCCGTGCGTTATGCTTGGCCTCAGAGATTTCCTGGCGCTTTTCAAAGTATCGAACGCCAGTCTCAAATACCTTGGAGACTATCGGGCCTCCAACTATTTTACCAAGAAGAGCAATCATCGGTCTTACGCAATCTTGGTCGGAAGAATGCGCTCCATAGCACCCCGGCCACGAGCCATAACGGTTTTAGGAGCAGGGCCAGCCTTTGTGTTCAAAGGAGGGCTATACGGGACTTCCCCTTGACGCTCAACCTTCATGGTGTTGTCAACACCCTTCGGACTTTTGGGCATTGTGCCCTTCAAACCAGTGTCTACCATCTTCAACTCCTGTACTAACGCCGACCAATTTTGCCGACTAGATTTGCAGCAATCCGCTCTCTTGCGATTGAGCTTCGCTCAGTTATAGCCCTGTTTTGAGCCTCAACACGGGCAATGTCCACTATATTTTGAGCGGCAGCTTTAGAACTTTCAAGGGCGGATTTTTGCTTAAATTTCTCTCCTTCAAGCTGCAACTTGCGAGCGGCCAAAGCGACCTCCTGCTCTCGAATTGCAACTAAGGGGTCTTTCTGATTTTCCGGCTCTTGAGACTGAGCAAAGCCCTCTGTCATTGTTGCTACGACCTCAGCGATACGATCCTCAATTTCGCTAGCAAGAGCAGCCTGTTGCTCAGGAGCGATAACACCTCCCTGGGACTGCATAAGCTGAACCACTTGCTCCATCATTGTGCTTGTCACAACTTCACGAGCCTTTAACCCAAGGTGCTGCATAATGTGTGCATTGACGTTGGCAACAATAGTCGGATTAGTCTGCACTACCGGGAGGGCCATAAGGGCCATGTGAGCCTTGATGTGAGCATCGTGATTTTGACCCTCGAACGCCTGACCAATTAGACCTCTTGTGAAGTCGTTGTTCTCAATCGCAGGATCTTTTGGCTGCGGTAGCGGAGGCGGCGGAAGAAGTTGCTCAATGTTTCTTACATTCAAAGCCTCGTACATTCTACGATAAGCCTCGTAGATGCCCTTCTCGCCGTGAACTTGCGGGTTAGCTTGAACCAGTTGCAGTTGGTTTTGAGCTAGCGCAACCCGCTGAGACATACTGAAAATATTAGGATCAGAAACCGGAATGATATCAACACGGCCATCAAAGTCCGCAGATTTAATCAAGCGATTTACGTTGCCTAAGCTGTAAGGGTACTCCGGAGGGAGGTATCGACCTAGAATGTCTGCAAGAAGAATAAACTCTTGCTTTTGAGCATAATGGCAACGCTTGTGAATAGAAGACATCACGCGAGAGCCGCGCTCAATCAAAGCCACCGTGGTTCCCACCGGGGTCTCGTTGTTCATGTCGCTAAGGTTTTGGTCCGCGAGGGACACAAACCTACGTCCGTCTTGAACCAGCAAGGAAAGAAGTTGCAACAAGGTCGGGCTTGGCTCCTTAAACGGGAGCGGCATAATTGCATCCCGAAGACCAGACGGCGCGTCAATATCCCTAAACTCTCCCGGCCTGATTGGGTTCTCTTCTTCCGCGAGTTGCACTCCGCGTTGCTTAAACCCTCCGGGCAAATTAGCTAGCGTCCCGGCATCTATTAGCTGGCGAAGAATGCTAGTTGAGGCGCGGGCTAACCCACCGATCATGTGGGGCAAACCAAACCCGTAAAAGCCAAGTCCGGGCAAGAACTTGTAGTGAACAAAGTATTCTATCTTGGTGAACGGATCTTCTGGGTAGTAATTCCGGCGAATACTAAGAATTTTCCCCGATCCGTCATCTATCGTAACGATATACGGCAGGGCAATTCCAGTCTCACCACCCTCGTTGTCGCGGTGAGGAAAATCAGGAAGATCAATAAATGCGTGAAGCTCATAAACCGTAAGGTTTTCGTCGCTATAGCTTGGGTGAACGCCCTCAAGCTCATCTTCTTGTTCGCGGATCGAGCTTCCATAAACGACGTTGTCAGAAGCAAGAACCTCAACGTCACGATAAAACCCTATGAATTGCAGCTTCTTTAATTCGTTCAGCGGCATACTGATGCGCTGAGCAATCCTCTGTGCCGTCTGAATGTCCGTAGTTCCATAGGGAACAATGATGTCTTCAGCAGGGCAGAACTTGCTGACCGGACGGTCCAGGGCGCGGTCATAGTAGACCTTCTTAAATGCAGAGCCGCTCAACGGGAGATAGAAAAGCATCATATCCGTTTCTGGATCGTACTCTTTCATCTCTACCGTAACCTGATAGTTCATAAACTCAGCGACACGGTCTGCTTGAGCCTCTACTTCCGGAGTAGTCGTCCCAAGAATCTGAGTACGGACAGGGCCACCCGAAGGCAGAAGCTCCTTGTAGGCTTGAGCCTGAAACTGAGTGACGCTCTCAGCCAACAAGGGGTGCGTTACGCTGCTCGCGCCTTCAAAGGGAAAGTCTCGAAAGTCTTCGTATTTAATACCAAGAGACTCCAAGCCTCTTTTGTAAGTCTCTTCCCAATCTGATCTGCTGTCCAAGTCTCCGCGCACATCACCAATGAGTTTGTTGGAAAGAGCGCCTAGAGAAGTTTCATCTATAAACTCAGCAAGATTGGCATCGAAGGGTATGTCCTCTTCTTGAGGGGTCTCCTCAACGAAAAAAGAAATACTTCCGTCCTCGTTCTCCTCCGAAGTCATGTTTTCCGGAAGGTCGCCCTCCTGCACTTCAACAGCAATGCCGACAGGGTTCTCTGGAGTATCTTCGTTTTCAATAATAGCCATCAGTAATAACTTCTCGCTTCACGCCAAGGCGCATCTCCAATTTCATAGTCGCTTTCAGGCCGTATGAATCCACCTTGGCGAAACCTCAAGATAGCCTGAGTTGTACTGTCAACCAAGTCATCACTTTCGCCGCCCGGAAAAGCAGCACATTCTTCTATTAACTCCTCTGCAAACCGGGCTTCCGGGGCCCAAACAAGTCCGCTCTCGAACACGGCTGCGGCAGCGTGGGCGCGAGTCATCTTATCATTTCCTCTGCTAGGAGTGAAATTAGCGACAGGAAGGCCAATCCTACGAAGCTCGTGCGTCAGGGGAGTGCCCGAAGCCTTGGCCTCTATAAGGATCATGTCTGGTTCCCAGTGCTTAAAATCGTCATAAGCGCGTTTCTTTAGTTCTGGAAAATCCAGCCGATCCTTCCAAGAATCAAGGAGTATGATTCCCTGCCCTTCGTCAGGATGAGTAAAGACTCCCCATGTCGTACATGCGCTGTAGTCAGCTTTGGATTTTTTAGAGAATGCAGTGTCGTAACTTTGGAGGATATAATCACATTCTGGCGGATCGTCCTTTTCCCAAATGCGCCAGTAGTCCCTCTTCAGGACCGCACTTTCCTCTGCTGAGGGATTTTGCATCCACTGTGCCGACCAAGCAGCCGCAGTAAGCGAAGCCTTTACCTTTTCAAGCTCGTCTATCTCCCAGTATTCAGGCCAAAGAGGATTGTTAGTCTCGGGAAAAATTGCAGGGAACTCAACGACATCCCACTGATCTGCCTTGTCGTTTCGCTGATCTTTCAAAAGCCTTGAAGTAAGATCCCTACTACCCCACCGTGTCATAACGACAACAATTGAACCCCCAGGTTGCAAACGCTGACGCGGGCCGCTGATGTACCATTCATAGGCCGCATCCAAAGCGGTGCTGCTCATTGCGTGTTGCTCAGAGTGGGGGTCGTCAATAATCAAAAGGTCAGCGCCACGCCCGGAGATTGCACCACCGATACCCGCAGCGTAATACTCACCGCCCTTGTCGGTATCCCAGCGGCCCGAAGCCTTACTATCGCTCCGCATCAAGACTTCTGGGAAAATAGAATTATACTCCCTGGTGTCCACAAGGTTACGGACCTTGCGACCAAACCTCACGGAGAGGTCCGCCGTATGCGTTGTCTGGATAATCTTTAACTTTGGATTCCGGCCAATCATAAATGACGGGAATAAGTAGCTAGCAAACTCTGACTTAGTGTGCCGGGGAGGCATATTGACAATAAGACGCTTTAGGGTGCCGTCAGCAATTTGCTGTAGTTTCTCTGCATATATCTGATGATGCTTGCCCATTATAAAATCCGGCCAAACATTCTTCACGAACGAGAGAAAGTTTTCTCGGCACTCGTCCTTACGCTCGATGCCCATAAGGGCTTCTTTAAGTCGGACGTATTCCGTCAGCTTGTCTGTCGATAAGCCAGACAGAGCGTGAGTGTCTGCCATTACACGATAAATCGACTTGTCGGGATATTTACTCGTCTAAACGCCGGAACATTGCCGGGAACGGGAAGCCCAAGGTTTGCGTAGGCTTGATAAACCAAGGGTGCTAGGGCTTGGGCGGTAGGAGTGGCGCTAGCATCGGGAACATCCGGAACATTATTAGGGTCGTTTGGGTCGCCAGCATCAGGCTCATCAACGGCAAGCACTCTTTCTGGCAAGGAAACATTTGCCATGTCCATGCCTGTATTGCCTTGGTTGAGATCGCCTTGGTTGAGACTGCCAAGCCCAGTGTTGTAATTGAGACTCACTTGGCTAGGCTGACCCGCTTTGTAACCTGCGTAACCCAGACCAAGGGCAGGATTAAGAAAGCCTAAACCAAGCCCAATAGCATCCTGAAGACCAAAGCCGTACCCCCGGCTCACCTCACCGGTATATGGGTTTTGCGTTACAGTCTTTGCCCCTGGGAGAAATCTTCCAAACCCCTCTTCCTCAAACGTTTGAGCGTCCTTAATAGCACCTCTGGCCTCTGCCGTTGGCTTGTCGTAAATAGTTCCAAACGGCGTTAATGACATTCCCCTGATGGTTCCGTCCGGCATCGTAGAGGGGATTCCAGCCCCTTGATAAGTAGACCCAGTCACACCCCCTGAAAGAATGTCAAGGTCATCTTGCAGAGCGTTAATCGCCAGATTTGAAAAATCAACATCAGGACGACTGGGCGTAAGGCCCCCTTGAGTGGCCTCGTCATCGTACTCTACCGTCTGAGGTGTGGACCTGTTCGCCAAAGACATCGCCGCCTGAATCGCGGCGAGAGGCACTTCTGGAGCAGCCGTGGGGGTTTGTAGAGCCTCTAATGCAAGGTTTGTAAAATCAACGTCAGGAGGGCCCCCTTGAGTGGCCGCGCCTCTGGACGCATCATTAAGTGAGTCCACGGCAGCTTGGGCTTCGGCTTCAGCTTGGGCTATGGAGTTAGCATCGGCAATATCCTGATTGAACCCAACATCATAATCTGCTGCGACAGAAGCATCGGCATCAGCCTGACTAAACCCAACATCATAATCTGCTGCGGCGGCAGCATCCGCTTCAGCAGCGGCATCAAAATCTGCTTGAGCAGCATCAATGGACGCCTGAACACTTTCGTCACCGCTGTACCCGTATCCCACGCCTCCACCAAATTGATAAGCGGGGACTAGAGAGCTAATACCTTGCGGCATCATTCCCGGTGGGGGCTGCATGGCGTTCGTAAAGGTTGCCATTGAGTGATTGAAGTATTCTCGACCTGGGGCATTGCCGGGAGGCAAATTGGGGGCCGATTGCATCTGAGCCCCGCCCGATTGAGAACCGAACATTTCGGGTGACTGGCTAAATGGTTGATTATACATATACTTCGCCTAATATGTTCATAGATGCGTTAAAAGCAACCGTACAGGAGAGGCAAGTTGGGACAACTTTTGCCTAGTAACCTTCAAGAGGCTATTGAAGCACTAAGACGCAATGACTTCAACCAATCAAATACTGCAAAAGAACTTGGCATTCCCAGGACGACCCTGAGAGACAGGCTGGCCGCAGCGCAAAGGAGCGGTGTTTCAATCCGCGCTGTTTCATTTGATAGTTATGGTGAAGTAGATGAGTCCGAAGATCTTGAGGGCCTCAAGGAAAGACGAAGAAAAGAGTGGCAGAGAAAGAAGTCGTCCACTCCTGAAATACTTAATGTCTCTGTTAGGATTGACGGCCCTATTGGGTTGTTATTTATGGGTGATCCCCATGTGGATGATCCTGGGACTAACTTTCCTCTTCTTGAAAGACACGTTGATATCATCAATAAGACTCCCGGTTTATTTGCGGCGAACTTGGGCGACATCAGCAACAACTGGATTGGCCGTCTTGCTGCGCTCTACGAGCATCAGGCAACGACTTCTGAGGAGGCATGGCGACTAACTGAGTGGCTAGTGACTGCTGTGGACTGGCTTTACATTGTCGGCGGAAACCATGACCTCTGGAGTGGCTCAGGTGACCCAATTCGCTGGATGATTAAAAATAGCGAGATTGTTTACCGAGCACATCAGGTCCGGATCGCACTAAAGTTCCCCAACAAGAAGACAGTCCGCATCAATACGCGCCACGATTTCCCTGGACACTCTATGTGGAACACGGTTCACGGCCTCGTGAAGGCTGCGAGCATGGGCCACAGGGACCATGTCCTTGCTGCGGGACACAAGCACACTTCTGGGTATGGAATGGTAAAAGACCCACTCACGGGCCTAATCAGCCATGTTGTGAGGTGCGCGGGGTACAAGGAACTTGACGAATATGCGGCCAAACTTGGCCTAGCGGATGTTAATATGTTCGCCAGTGCAATTGCTGTTATCAACCCTATTTATGAGGACAGCGACCCACGGTTGGTTACAATGTTCTTTGAGCCTGAAGCTGCTGCGGATTACCTGACATGGTTAAGAAAAAGGGAAAAATCAGCAAGTACCTCATCGAAGTCGAGGACATAAACGGGATATCGTCTTTTCATGCGGACGATTACGGTCTTTCCGATGAAGGGGACTTCCTCACGATTAAAGTGGGCCGAAAGTCCATAAACTTTCCTACCGTAGGAATTGTTTTCTGGTCCGTTCAGGACAACTTGGAGAAAGCTGACCCAGTCCGCCTCCCTGCTAAGGGCCGCTCAGCCCCCACCGTTCGCCGGAAAAAACCCAAAAGTTCTTCGAGCGATCAAAAACCACCCAAAGCAGACCCTAGTGGTGTTATAATAAAGCTAAACAAGAGTGACCGAGATGGCTAAGTCTACTTCAAAAGATGCTTGCTATAAGAAAGTAAAAGCCCGATATAGGGTTTTTCCCAGTGCTTATGCGTCTGGAGCCATTGCTAAGTGCCGCAAGGTCGGTGCGAAAAACTGGGGCGAGAAGGCAAAGAAGATGAATGAGGGTGGCAGTGTCACTAAGGGGTGTGGTGCTGTAATGCGCCGCAAACGGTATAGGGTGTACTGATGAATAACGTAGTTGAGTTCTGGCCCATAATTTCTGCAATCGTCATGGTTGCTGCAATTGGTGTTGCGTTTCGCTCTGAAGTAAATGTGCGAATAAAAGTGCTTGAGGAAAAAATTACGACACTATTCACCCTGTTTAACGATAAGCGCGATAAGTAATGGCAATTAGTCGCGCTAATACCAGCAAGCAAGTGAGCACTGGAGGGCGCGTCCGCAAGTCGCCTAAAGGTGCCGCACTCAAAAGGTGGTTCAAGGAAGACTGGGTTGACGTTAAAACCGGGAAGCCTTGTGGCCGCAAGAAAGGCGAGAAGCGGGGAACCCCTTACTGCCGCCCCAAGAAGCGTGTCTCCTCAAAAACACCTAAAACTGTTGGTGAAATGACCTCTTCAGAAAAGAAATCTCGGGTAAAACAGAAGAAAAGGTTAGGTCAACCGGCAGGAAAACCCCGTAGAGTTGCTTCGCTAAAGAGGAAAAGTCGTGGCTAGCAAGATGAGGCAAGCTGCGTGGCACCCAGTTCCCGTAAGAAAGAAGACAACTATAGGTTGTAGCGTCCGTTCTCGGCCAAAAAACAAGCAAAAACGCTTGAATTGGAAGAAATACAGAGGTCAAGGGCGCTAATTAGACCATTCTTACAAAAACCATCCCCGTTTTTTCCATGAAATCGCGGGTCATGGTGGAAAACCTCCTAAGCATTGCTGTTAATTCGGGTGAAAACTGCATTGCCCTCATTTCGGCACGATGCATCCACCACCCTGGTGGCTTAATATTAACGTGACCCGGAATTTTTTCTTGGCTGGCAGTCATCACGAGTATGCGTTTTGCGTTGTTGCAGACGGTGTCTAGGTAGTTTCCTGCATATTCCGGGGGTATGTGTTCAGCAACCTCCACAGACCACACGACATCGAACTGTTCTGGGAACACCACAGGGGCCTTACAGAGGTCGATTAGGGCGATGTTTGAGGGTCCGAGCACAACTGGGTCCACATCGATGCCAAAAGCCTTGAAGCCCGCCCTCTCGGCTGCTTTGACTTGCCCACCCACACCACATCCGACATCCAGTAGCGTTTTGCAACCAAGCCTACTGAGCATGGATAGAGCGCCTACGTCCGTGTGAGTTACGTTGTGACTTCCTCCTGCGTAGGGCGGGGCTTTGTAGGTTCCGGCGTTCCCTTCGTTATTCATCGAGGGTGGCCTTGAGTTCATACGATAAGCTCGCATATCCAGCGATATCGACGTAGTCGTCTTTGTTCATCGAACCGCTTTGAGAACGGGCTATCTTCTGAAGGACCACAAGCTGAGTGATGTCATGGGAATCCAGGGGTTCCCCTGCTTTCGCGTAAAGATAGACGTTCCAGTATTTGGCAGTTTGCGCGTATAGACTGTGAGGACTTCCGTGTGTTTTCTCTCGGTCCCCTGTTACGAGTTCCAGGGCTTTTTCAAGAATCTTCTTCCGGAGCATTTTATTCCCTTACTTTGGCTTAATAAGGGCGGGAGCCTACACAAGTCGGTTGGGACTGTCGAACACCCATGACTAATGAGTTGACATTAGTGCTCAGTGACTTAATCTAAATGCGATGTGCCAGTCATAGCTGATGAAAAGCAAAAGCGACAGAGCGAGCCAAGACCAGCGAAAAGCAACAACCGATGAACGAGCCAAAGTTATCGAAAAGCATTTCTGTGGAGCGAGCCAAAGTGTGTGAAAAGCAACAGCGCGAAGCGAGTCAATTGGAGTAGAAGAGCAACATAACTGAGCGAAGGTATGCCTTGTGGCAAAGACCTACATCCACGTTAATCAGCACATCATTAAGTCGAACAAAAAACACAGCGTCATGGACCCTGTTTTGACGGTTAAGACCAGCAAGCAGAACATTAAGACGAACAGCGTTAGCATTGATGGCCCGTGCAGGGTTGTTTACCGGCCAGAGAAGCCTCTTCCGTGTGGCGCGACGGTATGGATCGAGACAGACACCAAGTACATCCAGGGTGGCTAGTTTGCCCTTATCTGTTTGCGTTCTGATTTTTCTCTGCCCTGAGCTTCAGTACATCCGGATCTTGGAAGCGGAGCTATTCCGCAGGGCGGATATTCTGTCAACTCAAGAGCCTCCAAAGGAACCTGAAAAGGTTGAGGAACCACTGCCCCCAATACCCAGGGAAAAGCCTCCCCGGCCTGTCGAGCCCTTAATTAACTACGTTTTGCCAGGGTTTAAGGTGGATTGAATCGATTATTTTTTTCGAGACATGAAGGCAGCAGCCCCGAAGTAGGCTGAAACGACACCAGCCATACCGATGTAAAATAGGCTGAATAGGTCGGATAGGGCCTTAATCCGTGAATCCGGAAAGATTGGCAGGAAGACCAGCGCGGTGAAGACCAGCATGGATATCATGGCGACCCAGGCCATCCTTCTCTGAGCATCCTGCTTCTCATGCATATCAAGGGCGGCTGACGCAGCCAACTCGCTGTCGGAGACAACCCCATCCCCATCAAGATCCAGTGGGTTGTACTTACTGCCGCTCTCTAATTTCTTTTGACCCATGGGGATACCCGATAAAACCAAACTCATGGGCATTCTACGCTAATTGATGAAAATCGAAAAAAGCCTTTTCTTTGCATTTTTGAAAAAAATATTTTGTTTATGCTCAATGACTTATTTTTAGGACCGGCCCAAAACACGCGGAATCAGGCGGTTTCGGCCAATTTTGAAAAACCGGGTGTGCTAGACTTAGTGTGAGATCTGTTATTTGACATTGTGAATATGAAACCGCGTTCGATGCGGGACTTAGGAAAGTCGTGGGCCTCCAACCTTGGAGAAGTCTATGACAAAGCTGAAACTAAGAGCCATCAAAGATGGCAGCGACATGAACCGGTATTGCGGACCTTCCGTGATCTCGGCGCTTACTGACCTGACCACTGGAGAAGCCGCGAGGCTGATCCGCAAGCAACAAGGTCGGGCGACAATCAAGGGAACGTCAAGATACGAAGTGTTCGACGCACTCCGAGCTTGCAACATCGTTCCTAGCCAATTTCGGAAAATTGATGGCGTCAGGCTTAGCCGAACCAAAGGGCCAACGCTAGCCAAGTGGCTAAAACTGTCGAAGGAGGACCGGACCCCCGGTCGGGTTTTTCTAATCGTGGCTGGTTGGCACTGGCAATTGGTCTGTGGCCGAAAATACACTTGCGGTCGAATACGAGACATCGTGTCGATCAGAGACAAACGGGTGAAACGTCGCGCACGGGTCGCTGAAGTCTACGAACTGCAATCCGACAACGTGACCAAGCCGGATATCGATGTCTCTAAGCCGAAAGACAAATACGCCTCAGCCAGATCAAAGGCTAGGAGGATTGCCAAGAAAATCGGTGTCAAGATCGAGGTGTCTAGAATAGGTGGGAGCATCGACTATTGGGTTGAACCACCGGAAGGCATTGAAGACCCATACGACCGTCACGGTTGGTACTGTTGGGAGGAAGTTCTCGAAGCGGTCGAGGAATACGAGAAGATAATCAAGTAACAAGAACCACGGCCCACGGCTTTCCTAATTCCTGTGAAGCGGATTGAATTTTGTGGTGATTATGGGTGGGGGATACGCTACGCGGCTCAGCCTATGTCAACCCCGTCTAGGGGGGTATGCCAATTATTATTTGCCCGACCCGACAGAAA